GCAGAAGCTAACAAAGTTGTATTAAGCGTGATGATGTCAGGATGATCAGGGAATAAGACGGGAGAGTACTCAATTTTCTCAAACGTCATTGGAGAATCAACATGTTTGACTCTCTGTGAGACCGAATATCCCGTAATATTGGAATGTAGACCATTCCCGGAGTGGTCAATGACAATAAAGTTATTAGTGTATGAACCTGTAGGTTCATTAAATTTGTAGAGAAGTTTTAGCTTGTTCTCGGGATACACCGTCGAATACATGCTAGAGCTGATTTCAGTTGACGATCTATTTCTGTGATAAACCCTAAGCTCATCGATTGAGCCGGATAACATAGAAGATGGAGAAAAAGTATATGCTACGTCAACATCGTGATTAGACCCAGAGCCAATTGTAAGTGGGCTTGTCTTAAAATCTATCTGACCAAAGTATGTTGACGTACTAGACGACGATATCAAGGTTCCATTTTTGTAAAGATATAACCTATCAACACCTGGACTTCTATTAATCTGTGCAGCGACCGAAAAGAATTCGCCCTTATCAACTTGCATAGAGGCCGACATAAACGATGAACCTGATGTCACATAGAAATCAACGTTGCAGTTTGATGTTGATGCGCTTTCAGACAAAGCCAGCGTGAAACCTTTGTTTGAGCCGCTCAATTTTTGTAGCACAATCTGATTAACGTTCGCGGCGGTAGGGACAAAGAGTTGCATTTCTACTGTCATTGACGATAAACCTGGGTCTATTTTAGGAGAACCTGATGTATCTCTTGACATGACTGGAATTTCAGAACCAGCGCTATCAGGAACTGATATGTGATTTGTCGTATCAAAATTTAGATAACCGACACTCTTTGGCATGATATCAAAAACATATTTCTCAAAACCAGTGAGGCCATCTAAGAAATTCTCAATCTCAGATCTTTCTCCATCAAAAGGAAATGAATTAAAGATTAACTCGAAAGCGACATTGGTCTTTCCTTGAGCAGAATTAAAAAATGTATGATTTTCAAATTGCGACCAATCTAATGGAATTTGTTGTGTCGATTTTAATCCAACGCCAAGTGGATCTAGACGAAATGATGAAGTATTCTCAAAATTAATCTCTTCTACGTCAGTTGCAGTGACATCCTTTAAGACTACGCTATTTCCTTCAAGCTCCTTTACTAGTTGCGTGGTTGCAAAGGCACCATTATAGAAAGAAGACACTTAAGACCCCACTGTGAACTTTGTATTCTTATCTTCAACAATATACTCATTTCCCCTGTCGATAACGAGGTAATCGATTGTCAATAGCTTTCCTTCCGGAAGACCATCTGTTAAAAAGTTAAAGAACATTCCGTTCTCATCAGTTGACAACCTTGTGCTACTACGATCCCTATCGAATGGAACGTAAATTGCCCCTTCAATGTCTCTAATTCTATAATAAGTCTCTGGAAACAAGCTTTTTGTTGGTTTGGGAACCCTTACGACCGAAGGTTCATAATATGGGTCGTAAGCAAAGACCCTGACCTTATAAGACGAATCCTTATAATACTTTGGCTGAGAATTGGTTGCCTTTATGACAATTTGATTTGGGACTGCATTGAATGATTCAACATTTGTAGTCGAACATGTTAAGAAAGTTGATAAGTATGTGACGTTGCCATCTAGAGATTTCCAGGTTTCATTGAACACGATTGAACCTGAAGCTGTTATGTGGTCAGCCAGTTTAATTGAGCCGCTGATACCGCTAACTGGACTTTGGTCTTGCGCAGATATGTAAAATTCCCCAAAATATGAACCTGTCTTAAAAAAATCCCCGATTGACTCTTGTGAAGCAGTTATGATGTTGGAATACGAGCCTGTTGAGAGTATGATCTGAAGACAGTTGTGTCCAGCGACTTGCAAAGAAGCTGAGAGTAAATTTCTCGCTGATGAACCAACAAAGTTTCTAAGATACAATGAGCCAGATGAATCAAAATATTGAGATTTATCTTGGGGAGTACGATAAAAACACCTTGGAACCTAATTCTGGAGCAAAGAAATTAGAGGTAACGAAACAAGGCATAGGAATTGTCTTTATTAAAAAACCTGCTAAAGGAAAGCACACTTTCAAGGGATTTATCAGAGGGAATGTGGATGGTAAAATCAGGGTATGGGATTT